TTCCGTAACTTCAAGTGTTGATTATGAAGGTGATATGGCGACCACCAGATTAATCATTTGGGACTTATCTTTTACAGCAAAAGGTTATATTTGGCCCGCAGTTAAAACAGGAGAAGTTATTCGCCAATCAAATACCAATTTGTATTTTGCCAATACCAATCTTAACAATTCAATTAAAACTTCAACTATTACTATTACTCCAGATCCGGCAAATGCTGATCCTGATGATGAATTTGGATTCTCCGAAACGATTGTAATTTATCCAAACACAGTTGCAAACACATAATGAAAAATTTAAATGAAAAATTATCTGAGGCTCTTGATATAGAACCTATAGAATTGAATACAAATTTTGAAGTTGTTGAAACACCAAAAGACTCGGTTCAAGATGATGCAGAATACGCACGAAAAAATTTACGAACTTTGATTGAAAAAGGCAACAACGCAGTTGATAACATTATTGAAATTGCAAAACAATCGGAACATCCAAGAGCTTTTGAAGTGGCAGCTGGCTTATTGAAAAATTTGGCAGATATGAATAAAGATTTGATGGAAATTCAAAAAAGAAAAAAAGATTTATCACCAGTTGATGCATCTGCGGGTGCCAAAAATATTAATGTAGATAAAGAGGTCTTTGTCGGATCAACCGCAGAACTTGTTAAAATGTTAAAATCTAATAAATAGGAATCACCATGGAAAAATTAATTCAACAAATGAAGGTCATTTTAGGTACAAACTTTGGTTTGTATTTGAAGGCTCATAACTATCATTGGAACGTTGAGGGACCTAACTTCAATGATTACCATGCATTTCTTGGTCAACTCTACAATGCTCTTTGGGCAAACACAGATTTGATTGGAGAAAAAATTCGTATGCTTGGTTCATACACACCAGGATCCATGGAACGATTCATGGAGTTGTGTGACATTCCAGAAGCTACAACAGTCCCTGATGCAATGACAATGTTGCGTCAATTGCGTGATGACAACGACCGACTCATCATTCATCTTCGTGCAGGAATTGTTGCTGCTGACAACGCAGGTGAACCTGCCGTTTCCAATTTCTTACAGGACATATTAGATCAACACCAAAAACACGCTTGGATGTTAAAGTCTCTTACTAAGTAATGTCAGACGGTTATCTTGGAAATGACCGACTAAAAAAAGTCGGTATTGAAATATCTTTTACTGAAGAACAAGCAAAAGAAATTTTGAAATGTTCTGAAGATCCTGTATATTTTATTCGCACATATGTTAAGATTGTTAACGTAGATCATGGTTTGGTGCCATTTGATATGTGGCAATTCCAAGAAGAAATGGTCCGTGATTTTCAAAACAATCGTTTCTGTATCGCAAAGATGCCACGACAGGTTGGTAAAACAACCACCACAGTTGGTTTCATGCTTTGGTCAGTTCTTTTCCAAGACGATTATAGTATTGCTATATTGGCAAACAAAGGTGGTCTTGCACAAGAAATTTTAAGCAGACTTCAAAAAGCATATGAGTATTTGCCTTTGTGGTTGCAACAAGGCATTATTACTTGGAACAAAAGAAACATAGAATTGGAAAATGGTTCTAAGATATATGCATATGCAACTTCTGCGGCTGGTGTTCGTGGAGGAACATACAATCTGATTTTCTTGGACGAATTTGCATTCGTGCCTAAGAATATGGCCGATGATTTCTTCACATCGACATACCCAGTTATTTCATCAGGTAAAACTACAAAGGTTATCATTGTTTCAACACCATATGGTTTGAATCATTTTTATAAAATGTGGGTTGATGCAATAGAAAATCGTTCAACATATAAACCGATTGAAGTTCATTGGTCGATGGTTCCGGGTCGTGATGCAAAATGGAAAGAAGAAACGATTCGAAACACTTCCGAAGAACAGTTTAGACAAGAGTTTGAAACTGAATTTATTGGTTCTTCCGCAACTCTTATTTCTGGCACAAAACTGAGAAGTCTTGCTTTCTTTAATCCAATTCATAGTGAAGAAGGATTTGATATCTACGAACAACCTACTCCTGGTCATCTTTATATTTGCACAGTCGATTGTTCAGAAGGTGTTGAACAAGATTATTCAACAATTAATGTTATTGATGTTTCGCAAGTTCCATATAAACAAGTTGCAAAATATCGAAACAATAAGTTGCCACTATTATTCTTTCCAACTATTGTTTTTTCAATCGCCACAAAATATAATGAGGCATATGTGTTGATTGAAACAAACAACATTGGCCAACAAGTGGTTGATATATTGCACTATGATTTGGAATACGAAAACATATATAAATTGGAACATCATCACATTAAAGGGCAAACCATTTCTGGTGGTTTCAAAAGGTCAACAAACTTTGGTATCAAAACAACCAAATCTGTGAAGAAAATTGGTTGCGCCAACTTAAAGACTTTAATCGAAAACGACAAACTAATTGTTAACGATTTTGATACAATTGCAGAATTGAATACTTTTGGTCGTGTTCGTGATTCCTATGCGGCCGAAGAAGGTAATAATGATGATTTGGTGATGGGTTTAGTATTGTTTGCTTGGTTGACAGCACAATCATATTTCAAAGATTCTACAAATATCGACATACGCAAAGTTTTATTGGAAGAAAATAGACTTTTAGATGAAGAAAATTTAACTCCTGTTGGAATCATTGATGATGGCAAAAGAGAAGAAATTTATGTAGATGGAAAAGACATTTGGACAGAAAGAAATGCTTTCTCTACAAATTTCTGAAAAACTAAATACATAGCAGAAAAACATTATTCTTAACAACACAGGGAGAAATCCATGGCAACTCTACTTTCACCTGGAATCAACGTATCGGAAATTGATCTAACGACCGTTGTTCCTTCTGGTGCCACATCAATTGGTGCTTTCGCTGGCCCATTTGTTTGGGGTCCTGCAAATGAAGTTACATTAATTTCAAATGAAACTCGTTTAGTTAACACCTTTGGAAAACCAAATGACAATGTTGCACCATATTGGTTTAGTGCTGCCAATTTCTTGGCATATTCGAACAATTTAAAAGTTGTTCGCACACTTGCAACTGGTGCTAACAATGCTGTTTCAAATAACACAACCGCTAATTTGACAATTGCAAATGAAGGTGTATACATTAACACACACCTTAGTGGCGCAACAACTGATCGTGGTGCTTGGGCAGCCAAGTATCCAGGTCAAATTGGTAATACACTTCGCATTTCTGTTTGCCCAAATGCAAACGCATTCTCACAAAACTTGTCTTTAGCTGTTTCAACAGTTACTGCCGGAAACGTAAATACAAGCAATCTTACAGTTGTAACAAGTCATGCCGCTAACTTGGCACTTTCTGTTTCTGCTGGCGATTTAGTATCGTTTACTGATGGAACAACTTCAACTGCTTATATCGAAGTTGCAAGTGTTACAGGAAACAACATTGTTCTTACAACATTCCCAGATGTTGGATTAAGTGCTGCATCTCCTGCATTCCACATCAATCGCCGTTGGAGATATTTTGGTAGTTTCACAGATGCTCCAGGCACATCAGATTATGCAACTAGAAAAGGTGGATCAAAAGACGAAATGCACATTGCAATCGTTGATGTTTTGGGAGAATTCTCAGGAGCTGCAAATACAGTTGTAGAAACATTTGGTTTTGTATCTAAAGCTTCCGATGCTACAAATTTTGATGGCACTTCAAATTATTACAAGAATGTAGTTAATAATCGTTCACAGTATATTTGGTGGTTAACACACCTTGCAAATGCCACAAATTGGGGTAATACTGCGTCAACAACATTTGCTGAAACAAATCCTCTTAACGATTATTCAAGATTAGTTGGTGGTGCAGATGGTACACTAACCGCTTCGGGTCTTAACTCACCTTTAGTTACATCTTATAATCTTTTTGCAAATGTTGATTCTGAAGATGTTGCATTGTTTGTTTCGGGACCTGCAACACAAACTGTTGCTGCGGCTCTAATTGGTATTGTTGGTACTAGAAAAGATTCAGTAGTCTTTTTATCTCCAGAAAAAGATGATGTTGTTGAGAATGCAGGTGACGAAGTTACCGACATTCTTGCCTATAGAAATTCATTGACTTCTTCATCTTACGCTGTAATGGATTCTGGATGGAAATATCAATACGACAAATACAACGATGGATATCGCTGGGTTCCATTGAACGGTGATATTGCCGGTCTTAATGCTCGCACAGACTTAGAGCGTGATCCATGGTTCTCACCTGCTGGTCCAAATCGTGGTCTCATCAAGAATGTTATCAAGTTGTCTTGGAATCCAGATCAAGCAGACAGAGATCAACTATACTTGAAGGGTGTTAATCCTGTTGTTACCTTCCCAGGAGAAGGAACAATGTTGTATGGTGATAAGACAATGCAAAGCAGACCAAGCGCATTTGATCGTATCAATGTTCGCCGTCTATTCATTGTGATTGAAAAGTCGATTTCTCGTGCTGCTCGTTCTTCATTGTTTGAATTTAACGATCAGTTTACAAGAGCACAATTTGTTGCATTAATTGAACCATATCTCCGTGATGTTCAAGGTCGCCGTGGTATTACTGACTTCCGTGTTGTATGTAACGATACAAATAACACACCTGAAGTTATTGATCGCAATGAGTTTGTTGGTGATATCTACATCAAACCTGCTCGTTCAATCAACTTCATTCAGTTGAATTTTGTCGCAGTAAGAAGTGGTGTTATCTTTGACGAAATCGTTGGGCAATTCTAATAAATAAGAACAAGGAATAGGAGAAAAAAACATGGCTTTTGAAATCAATCAATTCCGTGCCCAAATGATCGGAGACGGCGCTCGCCCAAATTTATTTGAGGTAGCAATGCCGTTTCCAGTTTTCTCGGGTAATGCGGATACATCGACAAAATTGACATTCATGTGCAAAACTGCACAAATGCCTGGTTCAACAATTGGTGTTGTTCCTGTGCAGTATTTTGGTCGTGAATTAAAATATGTTGGTAACAGAACATTTGCTGATTGGACAATCACAGTAATCAACGATGAGGACTTTGTTGTTCGTAACGCATTTGAGAGATGGTTAAATGCTTTAAATTCACACACTACCAATGTGAGAAATCCAGCAGCATTGCGTCCAAGTTCTTATACAGTAGACGCTAATGTTACACAATTTGGTAAAGCGGGTGGTGAATTAAAGAAATATAAATTCATTGGAATGTTTCCAACTGACTTATCACCTATTGACGTTGATTGGGGTGCAAATGACACCATTGAGGAATTCTCTGTAACCCTATCCTATCAATGGTGGGAAGCAGATGGAATTACAAATTAATTCCATTTTCTATTAATTTTTTTGAAATGATTTTTTATGGCGATTAAACTATTTGGCTTTACAATTGGGCAAAAGGATGTTGTACAGGTTCAACCACCACAACAACCTTCTTTTGCCCTTCCTAACGAAGCGATGGATGATGGTGCAGTCACCATTACATCCAATGCTCATTATGGCACTTATGTAGATTTAGAAGGTTCTGTTCGTAATGAACTAGAACTCATTACTCGTTACCGAGAAATGGCAAATCATCCTGAATTGGAGATGGCTATTGATGATATCGTTAACGAAGCAATCACACACGATGTTACTGGTAAAGTCATGGACATTGTTCTTGACAATTTAAAACAACCAGACTCAATCAAAAAGAAAATCATCGAAGAATTTAACAACATCAAAAAGATGTTGAACTTTTCCAATCTTGCAGATGATATTTTTAAGCGTTGGTATATTGACGGCAGAATTTATTTTCATGTTGTCGTTGACGAAAAGGATCCAAAATCAGGCATCAAAGAATTGCGTTACATTGATCCACGCAAAATTCGTAAAGTCCGTGAAATCAAAAAAGATCGTGATCCAAAAACTGGCGCAAACATCATCAAAACAATTGCCGAATACTATGTTTATAGTGACAAAGGCACAACAACTCAACAATATACTGCGAATGTAAACGCAGGTTTGCGTATTGCACCAGATTCAGTTATCAATGTTAACTCTGGTTTGATGGATGCAAAAAATACATTTGTTATTTCTTATCTACACAAAGCGATCAAACCTCTGAATCAGTTGCGTATGATTGAAGATGCGGTTGTTATTTACCGCTTATCAAGAGCACCTGAACGCCGTATTTTTTACATTGATGTTGGTAACTTACCAAAAGGTAAAGCAGAACAATATCTCCGTGATGTTATGGTCAAGTATCGCAACAAAATGGTTTACGATGCTCAAACCGGTGAGTTGCGTGATGATCGTAAACATATGTCGATGCTTGAAGATTTCTGGTTGCCACGCCGTGAAGGTGGCAAAGGTACCGAAATCACTACACTTCCTGCCGGGCAAAATCTTGGCGAACTAGAAGATGTAAAATATTTTAGACAAAAATTACTTAACTCATTGAATGTTCCGATTTCTCGCCTAGAACAACAACAGGGTGGCATGATTGGTCTAGGTCGCACAACAGAAGTGACCCGTGATGAAGTTAAGTTTACTAAATTTATTCAGAGACTTCGTAATAAATTTACACAAGTTTTTGATCATGCCCTTTCAATTCAATTGGCACTCAAAGGCATTTGCACAAGAGAAGAATGGGAAAACTTCAAAGATGACATTTATTATGATTTCAAGAAAGACAATAACTTTACCGAACTGCGTGATGCAGAATTATTGACCGCAAGATTACAGTTGTTGCAAACAGTTGATCCATACATTGGTAAATACTACTCAATGGCATGGGTTAAAAAGAATGTTCTTCACATGAATGAAGAAGAAATTGAAAACATGGAAAAAGAAATTGGTGAAGAACAAGATCAAGGAGTTACTTCGGTGGCTCAAGATCAACAAACACAACAAATGCAAGGTGCTGAAGAACAAGTAAATCCTGATCAATATCCTCCAGAAGATAATACACAAGATCAAGGATCGGCCGAAACATTAACACCAATGCTTGATGCGGAAGTAAATAAATACTCATCACTACTAAATAAGAGATAATGGAGAAATTATGAATATTCAAGATTTTATCAGTCAAGTTGCTAGCGGTGATTCTGCACAAGCCAAAGAAACTCTTAATGATATTCTTTCTGCAAAAGCATTTGAAGCGCTTGACGCAAAAAAACAAGAATTAGCTAAATCTGTATTTACTGGTAAAGAAGAAATCGAAACAGAATCAGAAGAATGAAACTACTAGAAGAATTTAGAAAAAAACCTTTACTAGAAGAAGAAAAGTCAGACTATTCAAAGTTTGACACTTTGGTTCGTGCTGGTCTGGCAAACAAGGCACAGATGCAACGAATTCATAAGATTCTTGATAAGATGCAAGAGGAAAGACCTCAGTTCAACAATGCTGATCGGATGATTCTTCAAAATCTTTTCAATAAAATGGTTGATCTAATTTCAAATAACAAAACAATTTATCAACAGGCAAGAAGAGCGGTTAGTGAAGAATTAGAAGAATCGGCAAAAGATATTGATACTGCCGATTTTAAGTTATCTGCGTCAGGTCGTAAAGTTAGAGCTCATCGATTTAAAGTTGGTGATAAAGTTGACCAAAATGGAGATATAACGGAAGAAACAATTTTAGAAGATGTTACAGACTTGCCTAATATTCTTGTTTTAAAGAGAGTAACAATTAGACATTTTGGCAACAAAACAAAAGTTGCACTTTATTACAATCAAAAACTAGACAAATATTTTTCAATACCTTATGGTGATGAAGTAACTGGTGTTCTGCAAGCAGAAGAAACAGAACAATTGGAAGAAGCAGTTATGGATCAACTACATAAAATTGTTGCAGGTAAACAAGCACAAACAGTTAAGTTTGGTGATGGTTCAACAAGAAAAGTAGATCATTTTACCGCATCGGCAATTACACAAGTTCATAAATCATTGAATGATGAGAATAAGAAAAAATTTGCTGACATGGTTCATAAGTCGCCAGCGCATTTAGCAAAGGCATCGGATTTTGCGTTCAAACATACAAAATGAATTTTATACGACAAATTATAGAGGGACAATTAGAACAAGCTAAAGAAAGCTTGTTTCATCGTTTGAATGAAATTGTTTTAACAAGATTAAATGAAGCTAAAAAATATGTTGCATCAGATATGTTTGAGAAGGCAGAACTATTTGATGTAGAAGAAATGGAAACTTTTGATGAAGCCGTTAGAAGAAATCCTAACATCATTAAAATGGGAAGAATTCAAAAGATTCGTAGAAGAATTCGTAGAAATGCAAAGGGTAGAATTATTGTACAGAAGAATGTGAGAAGATCAGGAATCAAAGGTTATAGAATATCAGGTAGCACAGTAAAAAGAATACCCGCTGCAGCAAGATTAAGAAAAGCAAGATTATTAAAAAGATCGTGGAAAACATCAAGACGAGCAAAACTTCGCCGCACATTGTTAAAAAGAAAAATGTCAATGCGTAGGCGTGCATCTATGGGACTAAGATAAATGGCATACGAAATAACAAAAAAATTAAGAGGTTCAACAATCATCAGAGTTGTTGGAGTTGACACAGTTACAGTTGCTCTTGCTAATTTAGCCTTTGATGCAAATGAAACTGTTGCCGCAGCATCAATTAAAAGAGTTAACTGGTCAACAAATGGCAGTATTACTGTAGCAAGAGGTGCAACTAATATCCTTTCCTTATACAATAATGGTGAAATGCGACTTGATGATTATGGTCATAGTATTGCAAATAATAGTACCAGTAATATTGTAATTACAATTGCATCTGGCGGCACTTGCGTTTTAGAAGTTTCTAAAGACACAACATATGCAAATAGTTTAGTAGGAATCTAATATGAAACTCATTTCAGAAACCATAGAAAGTGTCAACTATCTTACCGAAAAAACGGAAGATGGTAGAAAAAAACTTTATATTGAAGGCACTTTCTTAGTTGGCGATGCAGTCAACAAAAACAATCGTATGTATAAGATGGACACTTTGCGTAATGAAGTTGCTCGTTATACAAAAGAACTTATCGAAACAAATCGTGCTCTTGGTGAATTAGGTCATCCAGATACACCTTCTATCAATTTAGATAGAGCTTGCATTAAGATCCAATCTTTATCAGAAGATGGAAACACCTTTAGAGGTAAAGCATTAGTTTTAGA